GTAACTCTCCGTTTGATAGAAAGAACAGAGAACAAGTTCAGTCTTGGTTTGTTGTTGTAAAGAATGAAGAGCAAAAATGTAACTTGTATTGTCCAGAATGCTGGCATAAAGCAACAAAACTTGTTGAGGAACACTATGGAACAAAAAATAGAGAATAAAATATGTGGAAACTGCAAAATATTGAAGCAAATTACTGATTTTAATTTTAAAGACAAGAAAAAAGGAAAGCTTCAAAGTTTTTGTAGAGATTGCCACAGTCTAAAACAAAAAGAATATTACAAAAAAATAACAGCTAATAAAGTTAAAAAACAAATTATTAAAATACCTGATGGTGTTTTGATAGACGAAGAGGATAGAGAATTACTTGAAAATATTGGAAAATGGTATATTAGCGATAAAGGTTATGTTAGAAAAACAATAAGATTTGTAGAAGGAACACAAGAAAAAGATAAAAATATCTCTATGCATAGATTTATATGGGAAAAACGCTTTGGTTCAATTCCAAATAAAGAACAAATTGACCATATAAATGGAAATCGTTTAGACAACAGAAAAGAAAACTTAAGACGAGTTACAAATCAAGAAAATCAGTGGAATCAAACAAAGGCAAAGGGATATCGATGGCATAAAGAAGCCAAAAAATATCAAGCCCAAATAGGATTTAATGATAAAGTTATTAATCTTGGTTTTTATGATACCGAAGAAGAAGCAGCGAAAGCTTATTTAGAAGCAAAAGAAATTTATCACAAAATACCCGAAAGGAAACAAAATGATTCAAACAGCACTGACATTTGATGATGTTCTACTTGTTCCGGCTTTTAGCACAATAACAAGCCGAAGCGAAGTAAAACTTGACAACAGTTTAGATAAAGAAAGAACACTGACACTACCTGTTATTTCATCTCCCATGGATACTGTAACAGAAGTGGATATGGCTGTAACCATATCAAAGCATGGTGGTCTTGGTATTGTTCACAGATACAATTCAGCTGAACATCAAGCAAAACTTGTATGGGAAGCAAAAAACAAAGGCGCTAAACTTATTGGTGCTGCTGTTGGTTCAACTGGTGATTTTTATGAAAGAACCTGCGAACTTGTAAAGTGTGGTGTTGATATCATCTGTGTTGATGTTGCTCACGGTCATCATCAAAATGTAAAAGAAGCGATGGAAAAGATCAAAAATCATCCAAGTCATTATAAGTTTCATCTTATGGCTGGTAATGTTGCTACTGGCAAAGCATTTCAGGATTTGAGCGATTGGGGTGCCGATAGTATTCGTGTTGGTATTGGTGGAGGCTCTATCTGTTCAACACGACTACAAACAGGTTTTGGTGTCCCGAACCTTGCTGCCATATTTGATTGTGTTCAATCACAGGCATATAGGAGTGGAAAAACAAAACTTATTGTAGATGGCGGTATCAAGAATAGTGGCGACATGGTAAAAGCATTCGCTGCTGGTGCTCACTTTGTTATGTGTGGTTCAATGCTTGCCGGAACAGATGAAAGTCCAGGAGAAACATTTGTTGATGGTAATGGTGTAAAGATGAAGAACTATCGTGGTATGGCCAGCCGAGAAGCGCAGACAAACTGGCGTGGTAAAAGTTCAGCACCAGAAGGCATTTCTACATTCATCAAACATAAAGGTTCGGTTGAAAACATTCTTGATGATATCCGTGGAAATATTCAAAGTGGATTTTCATATGCCGGTGCAAGAAACTTCACAGAACTATCAGGTAAAGTTCAATTCATTCAGCAGACAAGTGCTGGTTTAGGTGAGAGTTTTACACATATTTTGAATAAAAAGTGATATATGACTGACGAAAAACAAGAACAAAAGCCACAAAGAGGACATGTTCCTTGCAAACTTTACTTTGTTGAAACAGTTGATGGTGAATATGCTCGTCTATTGATAAAGCTACGACACGAAGAACTTACAAGAAAAGAGTTCTTCACTTCGCTCATAACAGCGTTTCTTGATGATGAGCCAAATATCCGTGCTTTTCTAAAAGCATATCGCAAAAGCAAAGGATATGCTCAATGGAAAGAAGAAGTGCTTGACAGCGAGGTAGAAGATGGTAAAGTAGAGATGCAGAAGTTTGGTCTTGATGAAAATGAGATTGACGATCTGTATGATATTTTTGACTTGGAAGACCAAGAAGGTGGTTTATGAAAAAGCGACTGTTGGCTGATGTTATTGTTGGATTGAACTTTGGAGATGAAGGTAAGGGTAAAATAACCCACGACCTATTACAAAGCAGTGAATACACTCACTGCATTCGTTTCAATGGTGGTCACAATGCAGGTCACACCATTTATCATAATGGAAAAAAAGTTGTAACACACATTGTTCCATCTGGCGTTATAAGAGGTGTTCGTTCTGTCATCGGTCCAGGTTGTGTTGTTAGTCCAACTCTTCTAAAAAAAGAAATACAGGAGTTGGAAGAAGCGGGAATAGAAGTAAAAAAATATCTGTTTGTTGATAAACGTTGTCATGCCATAACCAGAGAACATTTAGATGAAGATGGTAGAGACACAAAAATAGGCACAACTCGCAGAGGAACGGGACCGGCATATCGTGACAAGTATGATCGTAAGGGTTTGAGAGTTGGAGAACTAAACGATCCAGAAATAAATGTTACAGATATATATGACGAATTACACAATAACAACCTTCCAGTTGTTGCTCTTTTTGAAGGAGCACAAGCATTTGGTCTTGATATTGACTGGGGTGATTACCCTTATGTTACTTCTTCCACTTGTAATGTTGGTGGTGTTGTAAACAATGGTGTTCCGGCTCAATCAGTAAGAACTGTTTATGGTGTAACAAAAGCATATCAAACATATGTTGGAGCGAAGAAGTTTCAGCCAGATGGCGAGATATTCAACAAGATCCGTGAAGTTGGAATGGAATATGGAGCTACAACTGGAAGACCAAGACAAGTTGATTTTCTTGACATGGATCAACTTATCAAAGCATCAAGAATAAATGGTGTGCGAGAACTTATTATAAACAAGACAGATATACTACAGCAAGTAAACACTTGGAAACTATATCGCAATAACAAACTTGTTGACTTGCAGCAAGAAGATCGCTTTACCGATTTTGTGCGAAATGAACTGCTCAAGAATTGTCCAGAAATAGATACAGTTATTTTTTCTTATTCGCCCAACGCAATATGAAAGTGAGAAAAATATGAGAAAATGTAGCCTAAAATGTATAGAGTTAGAAACAGAATGTCCCAATACTGATTGTCGTTATTGGATAGAGCACAATGATAGCCTAAATTGCACTTTTATTGCCGTTGATAAGCATGGAAGCATGGATCTACGAACAGTAGGAGATATAATGGGCGTAAGCTTTGTTCGCATAAAACAAATACAAGATAAGGCAGTTGGCAAGATCAATAAAGTTCTAAAAATATTAGACTGAATAACAACAAAATAAAAACTATTTATATGTGTATCGTATTTTATCGGAGGTATTATGAATGGAACAGCAATATACATTGATTATCGGTGGCCTAATAATACCTCTTTTTTTACTTACCATGAAAGAAGTTTTTACATGGTTGAAAGATAAAAATCTTCAAACAACAGATAATAAAATACATAAAATGAAAGACGATATTGAAAGTGCCAAAAATAAATTGGAAAGACTTGATTATAAGTTAGATGGAATATACAATATGAATAAAACCATGTTTGAATGGCACGATAAGTCAGATGAAGATGGTGTGAAAATATGGTATGTTCGTCGTTCATTGGAAGAAGCATTGCAAGAAAATGTAAAAGCAATAAACATACTTGCCAAAAATAGCGAAGTTCAAACAAGATTACTTGAAGATATGGTAAGACAGAACAAAGAAATCAGCAAAGATCAAATGATTTTATCAAAATTATTAGAAAGATTGATAGATAAACAATAATATTTTTGGATTTCTGGATTTATAGCACTATTTACTGGTAGATTTCTTTATTTAGTAAGGGAGATATGTAATGAGTAAGAAAAAACTATTAGAAGAAAGCACTATTCGCAGCTTTATGAAACTTGCGAATCTGCAACCACTGACCAACAAGTTCCTCAAAGAAAGTGAGCAACTTGAAGAAGAAGAACACGAAGAAGAAGATAAAAAAGAAGAACTCGAAGAAGAAGTAGTTGAAGAAAATGGCGAAGTAACAGAAGAAGCCAAAACACCTGCCCCACAAAAACCAGGCAAAATGGATGCTGCTAAACACGCCGCTCCAGACGCTAAAATGAAACCACTAAAAGCCGGAACCCATCATTCCGACAAACCAGACAGCATTGAAACCAAAGGTCATTCAAATGCTCCAAAAAAGAACAACTCAACATTTGAAGTTGTTAGTGAAAATCTTGAAGAAATGGAAATGGAAGAAGATGATGAAATGACTGGCAGCGACGCTGCTGGTGAAGGCGAAGAACATCAAGAAACTGTAAAAGATGCCATTCAAAAAATCCTTGGCGCTGTTTCACAAATAGCACAAGAATATGGCGTTGAAATGGATGTTCAATCAGATGAAGAAGAAATGGAACCAGAAGCTGCTCCACCAGCAGACATGGCACCAGAAGCACCTGCAGCAGAAGATGAAAAAATGATGGAAGCAAAACTTGAAGAAATGGTTGAAAAACTAACCAAGCGAGTTGCTGCCCGTCTTGTAAAAGAATCAAAAAAGAAACGCTGATAAGTCTCTAAAATAAAGAAATCAAGGCAAGCCGGGATTATTTCCCGGCTTTGTCTTTGGTTTGACCGTTCGGTCGGCGTGTGCTATGGTAGGGGTCGGAGGTGTAGAAATGCTCGCCGGTTCAGCGTGGAAATATACAGCAGATGATGAAGGACATATCTACCGTATTCAGGTAAATAATGTGCCTGATAATGCAACAAGAGACTATGTTGAAGAAAAACTCTCTGACTGGAATACCAGCGGAGAAGGATGGAACAACAATGGTCAGATCCTTTTCTTTGTAAAAAAGTTTCCAGACACAGAAAAGTGGGAAGAGTGGGTAAAGTCATTTAGAGACTTCAACCTAAAGATTCTTGATCGTGAAGGAAAAGCAAAAAAACAAATTGTTACAGAAGTAAAGGCAATAGAACAACCTATTTCAAAACGAGTTTGTTCTAAATGTAAAAAGCCAGGTCATAATGCCGCGACTTGCCGGGATTTTCATCGTAAAGAAGTAGCAGCGCAAGTTATTGTTCCGACTGCTACTATTGTTGAGGAGAAAGGACAACGAACATGTTCAATTTGTAAGCAGAAAGGTCACAATGCCCGACGATGCCAAAGCAAAAATAAATGAGTATGTTGAATACATAAAAAGACTAAATAATGCCCTTCATTCTGTTGGATATGGCGCAGAAGCAATTATAGTGACTTTTCAGCCACGAATGGCTATACTTCATGGACCGCGAGCAGAAGCAGTAGCGAACAACCTATTGCAAGCAGAAAGGATACGATATTGCAGCCAGATATTCTCCAAAGGAAGATATGCAAAGCGAGCCTATATTGCAGAGTTTTACGATAAGTAAAAAAACATCTCTAAAATGTGGAGATATAATAAAAATCCTTGATATTCAAGGAAATACGGTTGAATATGCATATTTACTAAAGGACCCGGTGAAAACAAATGGTGTCTTTATTGTTGATGTAAGAACGCAAAGCAATGAAACAGTTTCTATGGCGGTAACAAATGCGATTCAAAAAGTTTAGAAGCCAAATGTTTGTTATAGGGGATCTTGTTGTTCCAGCATGGTCCCCAAAAGAACCGCATGGACTTGGAATTATATATGACATCATAGAAGATGGAATATACGAAAAGATATGTGTTTGCTGGCAACTAAAAGGAACAAGCGAAGAACATCTTTCAGATATAAAAGTCATCCAGCAAACTCTTGACTAACAAAAGGAAACATGCTAATATGATGTGGTGGTGGTCAGATGTAAAGGATGAGACTATGTCGGAAGATGATTTCTTTGATATGCTTGAGAATGGTATATGTTCTGATTTTGTTGAATATTTGGAAATATACGAAGGCAAAGGCTACTACATACCGTTTATAACAACCACATCTTATCTAACTCATCCGGCCAGCAGAAAAAGTTTATCAATAAAAGATAAGCAAGTTCAATACCCAAACTAACCAAGAGGAGAAAATGAAAAAGATTACGGCAGGAAACCTTGTTCAATGGAATGGTGTTGATCGCACTCTTTCCGAGTTTATTGAGTGGCTTGAAGATAAGCCGCATCTTGATAGTAAACACTCAAAACTATTGAGTGATCTAACGGTTGCTTATAACAACTTTGCAGATGATGAAGATACCGGTCACGAAGAACTATGAATAACAACAAAGGAAATAAAATGCTAAACAAAACTACAAAGAAAAAACCACCAAGCAAAACAGCCAAAGCCGTTGAAGATGACTTTATGCGCTCACTAACGGCAGGTAAAGAAGAAGGACGAAAGATCGGTCTGTATTCAGAGCTTGATGGTGAAAAAGCAGAAGTAGTTGTATACAGCCTGCTTCATCTACATGAAACACGAATCAAAAGTGTTCCGCGTCCGCTGTCAGCCGCACAAAGGAAAAAGCTTCAAAAAGCTATTGACAACGAGGATCTTGAAGCTCCTATTGATGTAAAGTTTGATGAGGTTTCACAACCTATTGATTTTGTTATCAGCACTCCCGGTGGTCGTGCAAGCGATATGTTTAGTATTTACGATGTAATGCGTATGGTTCGCAAAGACTGTGATATTGAAACATTTGGTCTTGGTCAAGTTATGAGTGCTGGCGTTCTTCTTCTTGCAAGTGGAACAAAAGGTAAGCGCAAGATCGGTAAAAACTGTCGTGTAATGGTTCATCAAGTTAGTGCAGGAACAAGCGGTCCTCATCACGAAATGATGAACGAGATTCAAGAGATTGAACACACACAGCAAAAGTATATCAAGTGTCTTGCTGCTGAAACAAAAATGAGTGAGATGTTTATCAAGAAACTCTTTGAAAGAAAGGTAAATATCTATCTATCTGCCGAAGAAGCAGTCCGTTATGGTATTGCAGACATAATTATCTGAGAAAGAGGCAATACTATGAAGAACAAGGTTGATATTGACAAGTTGATAGAAAAGAAATATAAAGGTAATACTTTAGATCTAAACGATCTACTTGACGAGATTGACCTTGTTCTTCAAGAGTCTTATAAATATGATTCTAAATTAGATACTCGCAATTTAGGAGAAAACCCAGAGTCTATAAATATACATCAAAGAATGTATGGTGCTCAAGGTGCTAGAAATGAAAGACCAGATGAACCAGGATATGGTGACAATGTTGATAATTTACCACAAGTAAGACCGACAACAGTAGCAGAAGATGTTGCTGGAAAAAATAATCAACAGGTAACGTTACAAATACCAGATATTTTTTCTCTTATCACAAATAAGCAGACTGCATTAGAAGAAGACGACAGAGTAATGATAAATGGGATAATTGCAAATTTAAAAGGAAGAAATTGGATTGAAAGACTACAAAGTCTAGGAAATTATCTAGAACAATCAACTGGTGAATTTACTGAAATGCAACAAGGAGACATAAGGCAAGCAGTCTCTAGTCTTATTACTTTAAGTCTTCTGAAAAGAATTAGTTATTCAATTGACCAACCGGGAAAATTATTCGAATACATTATAGCTCCCATAATAGGTCCAGACGCTTCAGTTGTTAGTTCTGGAGACGCACCAGATGATGCTAAATCAGATATTGTCGATGTTAACAGAGTTGACGCAGAAAAACCTTATAGTATAAAATTTTTCACAGGAGATTCATCTGGAATGGAAATTGTTGGTTCCAGAAATTCTTTAGCAGAAAAAATTGCAGAAAGAAACGGTCTTCCTCTAACATACATTGCAGCACGTGCTAGTAAACAACAAAAAACAATAAAGTTTTATGAGTTCTTGGTAAGTACAAGTGTTGATTCTTTCAATAGTGAAAAATGGGGAAAAATAAAAAACGTAGAACATGGAACTTTTTTTAAATTTACAAAAGGTGGCAGAGGAACCCAATATGGAATTTGGGTAAATTCATTCAAAGGAGAGACTTTTGAAGATGCTATAGCTAAAACAGGTGACCAAATAAGCACTGCTGGTGATGTTAAGGTTGCAAACAAATTTGCAAGAAGTGGTGAAATTAATATTTACAATGTTCAAGTACCTTTGAAGCAAAAAGGTAATTTTGATTCTTTTAGCAAAGCTCTAGATGATAGATTGAACATTCTAGTAGGAAATCTTAAAAAACAAAATCCTGATAAAGAAACAGAGATAACTAAATTAATTCAAGATTTTAAAAATAAAATTAAAGATGCATTTATAAAAACTCGTCAGAACAATAATAATTTAAACAATGACTTTTTCTTTAATGAAATGAATCAAAACATGTCAGTTCTAAATTCACAATTACGAAATAGTTTGCAGAATTTGCAAACAATAGACCAACAACCTGCAGGTGAAAATCCAGTAAATGAATCACAAATATCGCAAACACAATTTTCATTTAAAATACAATCTTTAGAACAAGAAGCTGCTTTATTTGAATTGAATCTTGGAAATCCAAAAAATATTCAAGCCTTTGAACTTAAGATGGGTGGAAATTTAGTTAAAAATATGAAAAATGTTTTTGATGAGTTTGCAAAATTAAATAAAAATATTATAAATTTCTTTTCAACAACTGAAGAATCACGTAAAAAAGTATCTGCAGAACCAACTAAAGTTAGTACAACTTCTCACTATGGTGAAGAAGCAAAGCAAAATGCGACTAAGATAGCAGATGGTATAAATAATTTCATGAAAGAAGAAAGTGGTTCATCTTGATCAAGTGAACCAGATTATCAAATAGAACAATAACCACTTGACTTCCTAAAAAATGATCGTATAATGTCTCATAAACCCGAGGTTTAGATGAGTAAAGTATTTTGTCGTGAAAAAGCACTAAATGATAAACTATTGCAAGGCATCAATATACTGGCAGACAATGTTGCTTCCACAATGGGACCAAGAGGTCGCACAGTCATTATACACGAACGAGATCGTCGTCCTTTTGCCACAAAAGACGGTGTTTCAGTCAGCCGAGCAATAACCATAACCGATGATCCGGTTGCCAATGTTGCTGTTCAAATAATGAAACAAGCAGCAGAAGAAACAGCAAATACAGCAGGCGATGGAACAACAACATCAACAGTATTGGCACGTTCTATTCTTGTTGAGAGCCAAAAATATCTTGCTGCCGGTATTTCTCCAATAGAAATAAAGCGAGGCATAGATAAAGTTGTTGGTGCTCTCACTGTAAAAGTAAAAGAACTTGCCAAACCAGTAATGAAACTTGAAGATGTAGAAAATGTTGCTACCATTTCAGCAAATGGCGATGTTGCTATTGGTAAGTTGATTGCCGAAGCAGTTGATCTAACTGGTAAAGATGGAGCAGTTACAATAAAAGAAGGAAAGTCTTTACAAACCACACTTGAAGTGGTTGAAGGTTTTCGTTTCAAAGGTGGTATTGCTGCCGGTCAGTTTATTACAAATGAACGACTTGGTATTATGAAGCATGAAAAACCGCTGTTTCTTGTCACAGACGAAAGAGTTGATGATATTTCACAACTAATGCCTACACTGGAACTTGCTGCACGGGCAAAGCGAGCACTTGTTATTGTTGCTGATGATATATTTGGTGAAGCACTTGCTGCTCTTATTGTGAATGCTATGCGTGGAAGTATGAAAGTTGCTTCTATCAAAGCACCTTCATATGGTCGTGATAGGTTCAATACTCTACAAGATATGGCTATTGCAGTTGGTGCTACATTTATTTCAGCCCAAACTGGCAAAACACTTGCCGATGTAAAACTTACCGATCTTGGTAGTGCTAAAACTGTTGAAAGCAATAAACTTTGGACCACTATTGTTGGTGGAGAAGGTGATCCAGAAGTTATTTCTTCTCGTATTGAATCTTTGCGCGAAGAGTTCAAAATAACAGAAGATATGGGTGAGTGTGAAAAAATACAAGAACGTATCACTCGTCTTTCAAGTGGTGTTGCCACTATTCATGTTGGTGGAACAACCGAAGTAGAAATGATTGAAACAAAACATCGCATAGAGGATGCTCTTGAAGCAGTTCGTTCAGCACAAGAAGAGGGTATTGTTGATGGTGGCGGTGTTGTGCTTATCAAAGCATTTAGTAAACTAAAACTAAAAGAACTAAACCTTGAAAACGAACAGCAACAAGTTGCCTTCAAGATCATTCAACAAGTTGTTGAAGCACCACTTCGTCAAATGTTGAAAAATGCTGACGAACCAGCAGATGTTATTATAACAAATATCAAAAAACGAGGTGTTGGTTACAATATTGCTACAAGAAAGTATTGTGATCTACTTGCTGCTGGTGTTATTGATCCAGCAAAAGTAACACGAGCTGCATTACAAAATGCCACAAGTGTTGCAACAACACTTATCACAACAAACTTTGCCGTCATTGATACTTGACATATGGCAAGGTGACTGGTAGTCTTATACAGCGGGAGAAACAATGAGCCAGATCGTAAAGATTCAAATTAATTCTGACATTAGCGATGTTGCTGATATTACAGCAGCAACCATGGACCAAGTAGTGTCAAATTTGGAACAACTAAGAAAACTTGTTTTGATGGTAAAGAAAACACTATCAGATACAGATGTTTTCAATGAAAGTGATAGACAAAATCTAAAACATTCTCTACCACTTCTTGATGATGCAAAAATGTTGCTGAATAAAATTGATATGCGTCTTGGTGATGTTGCTTCTATCTCTTCTGGACTTGTTTCTGTTTTTGAAAAACCACTTGAAAAAGTTGATAACAAACCAGAACAAGCAGCAGAACTTCAGCAAGAAGAGGAAATACATGATAACATCTCAACCAGGTGATCCTATATGGATCAGAGAAGGTGTGTTTGTGGCAAACGAAGTATGTAATGCTGGCTTGCCAATAGGAACCATACTAAATAAACCAAAACGTGGTATATTTCTTGAAAGAAAAGTTATAAATAGTAGAATTTATATCAAGACTTATATTGATAGTATTGGTGAGCGTTTTGTAGAAGAATCAGAAGTATTAGAACTAAAATAAAGAGGATAAAATGCTAATAAAACTAAAAGAAGCTCAAAAGATTGATTCAAGTCAAATAGATGAACATGGAAGACTTGTTTCTCAAACCAGTTTTGTAACACGAGATCTATTGGTAAATCCAGAGCATGTTGTATCTATCAATGAAGAATATAATCGTTCTGGTCAACAAATGAGTCGCGTGGAAACAACAAGAGGAGTATTTGTTGTTATTGGTTCTCCAAGTGAAGTTCAGCAGCAACTAAATGGAACAACCGCCCCAGTAACAAGAAGCAAAAAGGTTCTAAAAGACTGATGAAAAACTTTTTTACAGTTTATATTCTTACTGATTGTTCTTTTTGTAAAAAGGCTATCTCTTTGCTTGATGAAAAAAATATACCATTTGTAGTGGTAGTGATGGATAAAAATGAAGAGTTTTTACAAAAAATGAAACAAGATACGAATCATCCCACTGTGCCAATAGTTGTTTATCAAACACAACTTATTACACGTCTTATTGGTGGCTGTGACAACCTTGAAACATTTTTGCATTCTCAGGAGTTTCTAAATGATTGAATGTAGCTTTATTCCTATCAAAAAAAGTCAATATACAACAGATGAAGAAGTTCGTGATGGACTTTACAGTAGCAGTGTTTATGCTTTTGAAGAGTTTGGTGTAAGTAAATGGGTTTTTTGTGCTTATCTAAAAGTAGATCACAAAAAATACTTTGATGAAGGTATGTCATCTAAACAACTTATTGATAGTTGTTTAGATTTTCTAAACTATGTTCCAGAGCCTGCTCGGAAAACAAAAAAATCACAAAAACCTAAATATGGTAAGATCCAACCACTTGTCTCAAAGATAACTGGTGAATATGATATAAAATACAAAGATGATCGTGTAATAGTTCAATTTATTACTGATGATCGTCAAAATCCCTTCCTATGGGGAGAGGGAGAAAAAATATAGGAGTATTTTATGCATTATTCATCAAGTTTATCAAAGTTTTTAGACGAGATTTTCTCTTATGAGAACAGAGACATATTCGGACACGCTTATGTTTACGATTATGTAAAGAATGATAATACAAAAACTGAAATAGAAGTAGTTGTTCCAGGTTATTCAAAAGAAGAACTAAAATTAGAAGTTTTTGATGATATTCTAAAACTATCATGCGATACAAAAGATAAAAAGTTTGTTCGCAAGTGGAGATTAGATCATTCTGTTCAATTGGACGACATAAAGGCTGAAAGTAAAAATGGTATTTTGACAATAACTCTTGTAAAAAAGAAACAAAATAAAACAAAACATATCATTATTGAATAATATTTATATATGGTGTATTCTTGTTATTCCGGATGGTGAAAATACACTAGGGCGGCACAGGTGTCGCCCTTTTTATTGTGAAAGGTCTATTTATATTTATGAAAGAGATTTTTGAGAGCTTCAAACGATATACCAATAAAATAAATGAAGCTGCTGATGAAAGTCAGTTGAAGATAAGTTTATTGATGGTTATTGATCGTAACGTTGATCGTTATAAAGAAGATGTGTTGTCTGACATTCGTGCAGTAACTGGCGTTACTATTATAAATGTTGAACAGCATAAAAATGTCAAAAATCTTGACTATAATATAGTATCTATGAAGTTTGATCTTGATCCATACAAGTCTCCAGATCCAGATATAAAAGTAGACATGTTGAATGCACTTTTACGGATCAGAAAACAACTGCTGGCAATAAAAGGTATAATCCGTATCAAATACCTTTCAAAACCAGAAAGGTTCTAATAATGAACGACGGCAAACTATATGTAAAGTCTACATGTTTAGTTTGTCTCGGCAAAAAAAGTTTTTGTTTTTACTGCGATGCTGGCTTGACTTATGTTGAGGCGGCAGATAAGATCATAAAAGAATGGCTAAAATCACAAACACCAGAAATTAGAAAATATATCATTGGAGAAGAAAATGAGGAACAGTAGTTTTGTAATACTTTTCTTTTTAGCTTTTAGTTCTTGTAACTGCGAACAAGAACCTCTCAAAGAAGTTTTACAAAATCCCTGTTATACCGATGTTAGCGGTGATGTGATAGAAATAAATGTTGATGATCCAAAACATGAAGATTTGAATATTGGTGCTTGTTCAACTGGTTTGACATCAAGAGATAGCGAAGACAATCTTGTTTGTTTGAATGAAATAAAAAAACAACAAGAAACCTGCAACAATATTGATGATGATTGCAATGGTTTTGTTGATGACCGTTGGAATGGCTTACCAATCATTATATCAGAACACAGTTCAAAAAATACTTGTGTTGGTGTTGGTGTGTGTGAATATGCAATACAAGAATGTGTTGAAGGTTCTTGGATATGTTCTTATCCCGATTCATACGGCGAAGAAGTTTGTGATAACTTGGATAATGATTGTGATGGTGAAATAGACGAAGACACCATAGACGAGCCAATCTTTAGTAATGAAGAAAGATATGTTTATGAAGGAGATCCTGATACAATCAATGTTGGTGAATGTCGCGCTGGTTACAAAGAATGTGCTGATGGAATAGAATCAATAAGAAACATGAGAACTCCAACCACAGAAATTTGTGGAAATGGCGATGATGATGATTGTGATGGTGCAATAGATGAAAATGAAAATGGTGGAACTGCAAATGATTTCGTTTTCATCATAGATTTTTCTGGTTCTATGGACTATGCTATAGATCAAGTTGCAAATGCTCTTTGTAACTGGTCATCACAAGGTATATTACAAACAAGTCGTTTCGCTGTAGTGGCCATAGGATATAGAGATATCCAGCCAAATCCAAGACAAATAAAAGTTCTAACTGATTTTACTGATTCCAGAACTGCTTGTTCTGTTGTCAGACAAGCAAACAGAACCGATTATCAAGGATTTACTGAATACCAGCTAAGTGCTGTTTACGAAGCAAATTTACCTGGTAGTCCAAACTCATTATCTTGGTCAGAAGATAATGAAAGAAAGGTTGTTATATTTAGTGACGAAACACTGCAGCAAGACATAGCGCAAACAGTGCAAGAAGCAATAGAAATGGTTGTAGCACAATGTGTAGAACAAAATTATATTATAGGTGCCTTTATTGAATACAATATTTTTGATCAAACTCTTTGGCTTGAACTAACTCAAAGATGCGGTGGGTTTTTAGAATATCTTTCTACAAGTCCAAGCCAAATGATAGATGCTCTAAACTATTGGGTTGGCACAGACTGCTGATGATAACGATTGCTAAATACTATTTAGTAATATGAAGAGTGACGACGAGCAATCAATATTTGATTATGAGATTGGAGATCTTGTTCGTCTCGTAGAGGACTATAAACTTGAAGTTGGGTATGGTATTATAACCGATATAAAAGAAAACTTTGAAGATGTATATGATCTTGATTATTTGAGAAAAAAGATAGGAACGTTACGAGAAACAATACCAACAAGAGATGATGATTTTTTTCCTTCAAGACCACAAATACTTGTTCTTTGGACTATAAAAAAAACAAACACAAATAACAACATTTCTATTTGGATGTATGCTGAAGAAATAGCGATATTACAAAAAGTTGTAAAACATACTAAATAAATATATAAAGAGAGATATACAAATGGATTTGAAAGAACTAAAAAAACTGATAGAGCAAGTTCAAGCAGAAAAAAAGCAAACAATAAAAGAAGCATACACGACTTCTCCATTTGAATATGGCGATGATGAGGTTCAGCCAGCAAGAACCACAAAATATCAAGATGCCTTGAGTGTTATAAAGTTCTTTATGGAAGAACAGCCAGAAGCAGGAACTCCTGCTGCGGGATTTATTTCTGATCTGGAAAATATGATAAATCTTGCAAAACAACTTGAAGCAACCGGTGTTTCAGCAAACAGTGCCCAAGAAGTAGCAGAACTTCAAAAGAAAATAAAAGATCCATTTGTTCTTAGAACTATAGCCGATATAATGGTAAAAAGTGGTATGGGAAAATCTAAAATAGCAGCATTTATACGCCACTTGAAGCCAACAGTTTCAGCCCCAGAAGATGTAAAAGCAGCATTACAAGGCAAACAACCAGAACAGCCGGAACAACAGTCTCCAGAAGTATCTGTTTCTCCTACAAGTAGTACCGTTCTAAGACCATCTGGCATACCCACTACTAATCCTGGTTCTCCTGTTGCTGCAGCAAGACAAGCAGCAAGAAAAGGCAGTTCAACAAAGCCGTAAAAATAACATGGGAATGTCAATATACTTACTTATATTGTTCATTCCCACCTTGTTAGTTTTTTATAAAATGGTTCAAGAAACCATTAGTGAAATAAAACACAAAAAATCAGCGCATCGTGACGGCGTTTGACAGCGCCTCTCATATGTGATATACTGTGCTTCACCACAGGAAGTCACCGAGGATCACTATGGCTTATTTTCGCAGATATACTCCTCGCTCTAATGCATATTACAATACACAAAGCATTGTTAGAGATACTGCTCCTCAATTCAGCGAACAAGAACTCGCTGATCCAACGCTGGATCAGCGTATCAGCAAGGTTCTTGGAAATAACGATATCAGCGATTGGGAAAAGGACTTTCTTCAGTCTATTTTTGTTTATTTTGCCGGAAAGAAACGTCTTTCGGTCGGTCAATATGCCACACTGAAAAAGATTGAAGATAAACATAGTGAAACTGCGCTGGCAAAGAAGAAGGAGTTTGCTGATAATTTCACGGAAGAAAAGCGCAACGATATTCGTATTGTTGCCAGTATTTATCGCGAAACTCATTCGCCATATCATAAGGCACTCGTTGATCTTGTTCTTGAAAAAGATGGTTTTATTCCAAGTGCTACCCAATGGGAAAGACTTATGGAAAATAAGTATGCACAGGGATATTTGCAAAATGCCAAAAGTATTGCCAAGTATAATATTGGTGATACTGTGACACCAAGTTCTCTTGGAAAGCATTTCACTTGGACTCATGCTATCGTTATTGATAATGCTGGTATTCTTCCACACACACACGCTGTTGGTGGAAAGCGTTATAGTGTTTTGCCATATGGTGAAATGAATACCTGTTTTGTTGAAGAACGAGAAATCAAAAAGTCCCGTTGATAACAAGGAACCAATATGATTGACTTGTTTTGTTTTATTTGTTTGGTAAATGCACCAACAGTTTGTATGTTGTTGTATTTTTTTGCTGAACTTGCTGTTGAAGATAATCAATAAAAGGAGAAATCAATATGAAGTATGCATTGAAGCCCTCAAGCCGTGTTCTTGATGTAAAAGGTTCTAACAAGATTATTCTCTTCAAGGATGAAAAGCAGCTCATTAATTTCTTTCATCAAAAGATGAAACTTGACTTGACAAACCCTGTTGTCAAGAGTGAAAAGTATAATTGGCGTGATAGGAATAAGCCGAATGATATTGCAGCTACTGATGTAACCGGCATCTATTCTCTTCTTGTTTCCAGTAATCTCACTTTTGAGTTTCTTTCATGGAGTAATCGTGTAAGTAAGTTTGTGCGCGATCAGCTTGGAACCAAAAATCATTGGGAACACTATAAGGTTCTTTGTCGTATGCGTTCTTTGCCTTCTAACTGGACACTTTATACGCTTGAAGAAAACGGTGAAGGTGGTTCAGTATTGAAGAGTATTGGATGGGGAAACTTCTGGCGACAAGCAAAGAAGAAAGAACTTTTCAAAGATATTTGTTTGACCTACAAGATTCCAGAAAAGGAATGAATAAACTGCCTACTTATTGAGGAGATATATATGATCCAAATGAATAGTGATATTGTTTATGTTCGTTCATATAATGGAAGCCTTGTTCCTGTAACCAAGGTTATGCTTGTTACAACTGATCCAAATACTGGAAAGGTTGTGCAAGAAGTTCCTCTTACCGATTTGCTTGAAAAGTTGATGTATCACAATATGAACTCGTTTGAGAAAACTGAACACCATTGGCGAGATGTTGAAAACTATGATATCATCGCAAAGACAAAGTCATGAAAAATAAAACACCAAAAGATCGTAATATTTATGCTATTCATGCCTGGAATAAAAAAGGTGGAGCACATCGCGATCAAAAATGGCAATCAAAAAATCGTAAGCGTGGAAAGGTAAAGGTTGATACTTGTGAGTGATCGTTTTGCTAAAAAGATAAAAAACATCAGTGAAACACAGATTCTGTGGAGTGTTTTTCCACGAATCAATGGTCACAAGTGGGTTGTAACATCTGCCAAAGATATTCCTTTTACAGGACCAGAAACTTATATGTTTGGTGCTGATGAAAATGGACATATTGTTGAGTGGGATGAACTTGAAGGCTCTTATCGTGGAGGTTTAGAGCACAGAATCTGTTTCCAAAATATTGGATACAATACATATGAATGAAGAAACAGAACATCAACTGGATCTAATACCGCCAGAGGAAAATATAGAACCAGAACCTCCATTTGAGATCGGCGATCTTGTTCAAATGAGAGCAAAAGATCTAAAAATAGGCAGGTTTAGAAGGATGCCAGCAAATGACTATGGTGTAGTTATAAGCCTGAAACCTCCAAGGCATCTACGTTCCGACTGGCTTGTTGAAGTATATTGGCAAAAGTTTATTCCTAAAACAAAAAGCCAAGTAAAACACAAGCGACTAAAAAAGGTTCGCCGATCAAGATTGAAATAAACTACTTACATATAACGGAGAGTTATATGAAAAGTGGTATATATCTGATAAAAAACATAGCAAATGATAAAGTATATATTGGTTCAGCAGTCAATGTTGATAAACGCTGGAAAGTACACAAACATCTTCTAAAAGAAGGGAATCATCATTCTTGTCATTTACAAGCAGCCTGGAACAAATATGGAGAACAAAGTTTCACATTTGAGACAATAGAAGAAGTAACAAACCAAGAACATTTATTGGCATACGAACAAGTTTATTTAGACTATTACAAGTCCTATGAAAGCGATAAAGGATATAATATTTGTAAGGTTGCCGGTTCTGCTCTTGGAGTAAAACGAACCGAAGAAGCAAAAACAAAAATAGGCGAAGCACGAAAAGGTAGAAAACTCACCGAAGAAACAAGAAAGAAAATAAGTGAAGCAAACAAAGGTAGAATACTCAACGAAGAAACAAGAACGAAAATGGGTGAAGCAAAAAAGAGTATGAGCGAAGAAACAAAAAGAAAAATGGGAAAAGCAAGTAAAGGTAGAAAACACACCGAACAAGCAAAAAGAAAAATAGGTGAAGCAGCAAAGAATATCACCGAAGAAACAAGAATGAAAATGAGTGAAGCAAAAAAGAATATTAGTGAAGAAACAAGACAGAAATACAGACAAAGAAAACACACCGAAGAAACAAGAAGGAAAATAAGTGAAGCACGAAAAGGCAGAAAACTCACCGAAGAAACAAGAAGAAAAATAAGTGAAGCCAAAAAAAGTAAGAGTAAAAAAAGGTAAAAATAAAAAACATGCTACATAAAAAGATTGAAGAGTTTATCAAAAATACCGGAGAAGGAGTAGTTCTTGATTATATCAACGGCCAGTTTGTTTTGGAGAGTAAATCTTATGCAGAAGGCAAACCTAATACTATTATCAAGATCAAGGCTATGGGGGCGAATCTAAACAACTGTGTTGATAACTTTGTTTATCAACTGGAACAAATGGAATATAATAAAAGCAACAACAATGAAGATGATATTGAATCCTACCGCTGGTACTGCTCATATTGAATAAATAATATCATAAATGCGCTATGTGCTTGCGTTTTTCTTCCCGATGTGCTATAATACACAAAACCAAGGTTAGATCACGCAGCGATAACAATATATTGTAGGAGAATATACAGATGTATAAGCGAACTGTTCGTTGTAGATATTGTTATAAGGATGGTCACACTTACGCGACTTGTGAAAGTCTCAAGGCTCATGTGGCAGTAAATCCCACTAGTTATTGGGCTGCCCGCCTTTCTACTCGCAAGGAAAGTGCAAAGCATCGCAAGTGTAGTTATTGCAATGAAGAAGGTCACAACAAGAAAACTTGTTCCCATATTCTTTCCGACAAGGTAAAGATCGCAGCAGTCAATATCAGCTTTCGTAAAAAGTTTTACGAGAACATCATTGTAAGAGACGGTATTGTTCCGGGTGCTCTTGTAAAGATCAAGCGAGCTTCTGGATATGTGAATGGCGAATACAAGTATGATCTGCGAGATCAGCTTGCGCTTGTTGTTGATATCAAGTTGAATGAAGTAAATGCTCTGAATGGCAAGTCTGTATCAGCTATCATTATTGAATATCTACACATCACAGATTATCGTGGTGCAAAACAAGCACAAGGCTTTCCAGAGATTCCAAATTGGTATATTCTTGGAAAAAATAATACAAATGAAGATGCATGGGTGATTCCACAGCACAATATTGAAGTTGTCAGTCGTGGCTACTATGATATTGATAATGTTGAAGAATGGTCAAGAGATGTAAAGTCTATTGAGAATATTCAATCCATACTCGGAGATCATCATTCTGTAACAAACGCAATAAACTTTTATAATAAGTAATGATTGCAGTTTTGGTGTTCTGCTTATCAAAAACACCAGTTATGCCAACGTAGTTTAACGGTAAAATTCCACTTTTGTAATGTGCGAGATACAGGTTCAAATCCTGTCGTTGGCTTTCACTATATCTTATACAGTCCGCAAACTTCCGTGCTTGACAGCGCCGGGTCCGTTGTGCGATGATGGATCACCGACCGAGATCAGCCCTGCAATCCCGCAGGGAGATCAGTTAGATAAACAGTAAACAAACGAGATAAAACAATGCAGCTTGATTTTGCTACTTTTCTTCGTATTGCAAAGCCGATTCTTGATAACCGGCTTCCGCTTCTTCTTCGTGGTCGTCACGGTATTGGTAAGTCACAAGTGGTGTATCAGATTGCACAGGAAAGGAATCTGCCGGTTGTCGAGCGTCGAGCCAGCCAGATGAGTGAGGGTGATCTTATTGGTCTTCCTGTGATCTCTGGTGATTCTACCAAGTGGAATCCCCCGGATTGGTTCAAGACAGCGTGTAATAATGCCGTTCTCCTCTTTCTGGATGAGGTTGATCGTGCTGTTATTGAAGTGCGACAGGGTATCTTTGAGCTTACTGACAGCCGTAAGCTGAACGGTCATACTCTCCATCCTGATACCATTATTGTTGCCGCTGTAAACGGTGGTGAGAGTGGTTCACAGTATCAGGTAGGCGAAATGGACCCGGCAGAACTTGACCGTTGGTCTGCCTTTGATCTTTCTCCTACTGTGGAAGATTGGTTGTCTTGGGCAAAGAACAACACAAATCAGTTTGTTTACGATTTCATCAATCTGAACCGTGAACACCTTGAGCATAAGAGTGACTTTGAACCTAACAAGGTTTATCCTTCTCGTCGTTCTTGGAAGCGACTGAATGATGTTCTTGTTGCTGCTGATATGTTTAGTGAAGATAATATCAAGGATATTCGCAATATCGCGGTTGGTTTTGTTGGTTATGAGGCTGCTATTGCCCTTCATGATTTCGTTGAGAAGTATGATCGTCAGGTCACTCCCGAAGATGTGATTGTGAATGGTAAGATTGAAAAGACTGCAAAGTTTGGTATCATTGAGCATTGTGCTCTTATTGATAAGATTGAAAGCAAGGGTCTTCTTGCAAACAAGCTGCCAAAGGATCAGCTTGAGAATCTTGCACGTTATTTTGTTTCTCTCCCCAGTGAAGCTGCTATGAAGATGTGGCATCTTCTTGGTAAGGGTCTTGTTGATAACACTACCGCTTTCCATCAGGTTACTGTTGATGGTGCAAGTCCTTCCAAGTTTCTTTCTGAAATCCTTTCCGGTAAGAAGGTAAAGTGAGTTAGTTTGTAGTTTTATGTGTTTAGCAGTATAACCAAAAGATACTGTGTAGTTTATCCGTTCTACATCAAAACGGATATTTGTGCTCCTGTAACTCAGTTGGTCAGAGTGTCGCTCTTATAAGGCGAAAGTCGTGAGTTCAAATCTCACCGGGAGTACCATTTATATTTTGTTTATATCAAAGGAGATAGTGTATGCTTTCTGTTGTTTTTGCTTTTTTTGTTTCTATCTTTTTTCCCGTTGATGAAACTCCGCCACGGAATATCCCTGTTGTAACTGTCCCAGAAGATGAGATCATTATTGAAAATGTCATTGTAGAAAATCTTTGAATAACAATACACCAAACAGGAGATAAAGATATGTCATTGACCATTGAACAAATCGATGCTGCTATTCTCGCAACCTTTCACTCAATGGAAGAAGGCGTTGATTATGTGCTGAACGATTTTTGGTTTAGGGAAATGAACCGTGTTCGTAAAGAATATGGTTATCGTATCCTCAAAGACAAGAAGGAACATCTCCTTTCCAGAAAGGGTGAAAAATTCTTTTTGAATGGTAATGAGGTTTTTGATTTCAAGGATAAAACAAACCTCGGCTTCTTCTTCGCCGCCCACGCCTTCACCCACGCCTTCTCCTTCTCCTTCTCCTTCGCCCTACAACATAACGGTATTGAGAAGTTGAATAAAGATACCTGTGAAGGCAAGGTTGTAGAGATTGACGGCAAGAAATATAAACTGACTGCTGTTTGAATATATAAACAAACGGAGAACAAAATGGGATACCGTAGTGATGTTTTGCTCGCAACAACCGATCAAAATGTAAAGAAACTGTTTCTCGCTTGTAGTGACAAGGCTGCTGTCAATATTGCACAATATACCAGTATTCACAAGCGAGATGGCTGGACTTTGTTTTCTTGGTCAGATGTAAAGTGGTATAGTGAATATCCCGAAGTAGATGCTGTTGAAAAGTTTGTTGATACTCTTGATGAAGGTGAATATGAATTTCATGTAATGGGAGAAGACCACGAAGACTATACTGTAAGGGGAGATCAAGGTAATAGTCCTTTTAGCATTTTTCTTTCTCGCCACCTGAACTTCCATCCATAAGGAGAAACAAATGAAAATCGGTGATGTGATCCTTTCTAATACTGGCAAAACTGGTGTTATTACAAAGTTGGTAGAACACAACCATAGAAAGGCAGAGGAAAATACATTTGAAGTATCTTGGAATAACACTGATATGCCAACTTGTGAACTAACTGAAAACAATATTCAGTTTTTGATCTCGGTTGGTAAATGGACGGTTCAAAGTGTCTAATAGTTCATGGAAGAACAAGATACCTCAACAAGAACTGCTGAAACAAGCGGATCTTGTTCTTTATTGTGACAGTGAAGAACAGATGACAGGTTTAGTTATTTCTCTGAATAACAATGATGATTGGTGGGGTGGGGGATATTATAACATTCTTTGGAGCAGCCAAACATGGGTAATAGAAGAAGGACAAGAAGTTTCATATGAAGAAATGCATCGCTGGAGACTGTCTAATATAGCAAAAATATTTCCAGCACCAAACAAATAACAAATGGGAAGAAAAAATAGATTCAAAAGCACTTTTCGCAACACAGTAACCCCAGGAACACTATGGGTTTGTAGCACTTCATTTACAACTTTTTATACAGCGGCGCAGAAAGAAAGAATAACAAAAATCCAAAAAGGAGATCACTGTATTGTTATATCTTTACGGCAAGGTTATTACAAAGATATACTAACAGTAAGGTGTCTTTCTCAAAGACTTGGATACTGTTACGATATTTCTTTAGAGGAACTATATTTCAACTATACTAAAATATAAGTTTTGCTCCCGTAACTCAATTGGTTAGAGTGTCGCTCTTATAAGGCGAAAGTTGTGAGTTCAAATCTCACCGGGAGTACCATTATATTTCAGGAGAACAAATGAGCAAAACAAGAAATATTACAACTCAAAAGTATATTGATATTCTAAGTAACGCACCTGATAGTGAAGACAAGCGAGAACATTTGCAAGAAGCAAAACTTGCTCTGAGAGAAGGAAGAACAAACGCAACTATTGTTTTTACAGAAACACAATACTATGTAATGTTTGAAAACCCACAAACAGCAAACTCGCCTATCAATTATGACTACAACTGGATCAACTAAACAAAGTTATTTATACAAACTTGTTAGTTATCTGTGGAATGGTGAACGGGAGCTTGGCTTTGTTTTAGAAGAAGCAAAAACATGGAGTGGAAGTTGGGTTTACACTGTTCTAAATCAACGAACAACAACTCGACATATTCTTTATAGTAGTTATACAAAAGTAACATTGGAGGAATAACATGGAAGAAGAACTTATTGAAACACTAAAGCAGATTCGTAAGATTGCAGAAGATGAAAGTTTTAGCTCAGATGAAGCACTTGATGTTATTATTGAGCTTATTGAAGTAACACTTTCTCATCAAGGTGTATTCTTTGATGATGAAGACGAAGATGAACCGAACTGAATATTATTGAAGAAAACAAACTAAACCATATACTAAACAACAAACCGCTGTGATCTGTTCGGGCTTGCGGGCTTTCCTATTGTATGCTATAATGTGAGAAGCCCACGATAGATCACGCACAGAAAACTCCTAACTGTAAGGATAATCACAATGACCAACAATTATGATCTTAATCGGCATCTTGCTCGTTATCTCAAGGAAGAACCATTCTACGCTGCTCTTTCCCGACATATTGAAAAGTATCCGTCAAATGCGATTCCTACTGCCGGTGTTTGTATCAACCCGGACAGTGGCACGTTTGAACTTCTTTACAATCCAGAGTTTGTTGAAAAGCTCACTGATGATGAAGTTATGCTTCTTCTCAAGCATGAGTTTATGCATCTTATTCTGGATCATGTGACTGGTCGTATGCCAGATAAGTCACAGATGAGGATGTGGAATCATGCTACTGATCTTGCGATCAATAGCGAAATCTTTCCCAAGGAAGTAAAGGAAAGCATCAAGAATATGTATGATATGTGTCTCCTTCCCGGAAAGGAAGGACCGTATCAAAATCTGCCTTCTCATCAAAGTGCTGACTTTTACTTTGATGAAATCAAGAAGATGGTGGAAGAACAGAAGAAGAATGGTCAAGGTCAAGGTGAAGGTGAAGGTCAAGGTGAAGGTCAATCTGGTGGTGGTCAATCACAACCAGGTGATGGCAATGGTTCCGGCTTTGATTCGCATGAAGGATGGGGTGAAGATGGAAAGAACCCTATTCCACAAGAAGTGCGAGAACTTGCAAAGGAGCGTTTGCGTCAAGCAATGAGTGAAGCCGCCAATGAAGCTAACCGTACAGGTTCATGGGGTTCTGTTTCTCAGTCAATGCGTAAGGATATTATGAAGCGCATTACTTCCAAGGTTGATTGGAAGAAGGTACTGCGATACTTTATCAAGACCAGTCAAAAGGCTGACAAGCAGAATAGTGTTCGCAAGATCAATCACCGTTTCCCATATATTCATGCCGGTAAGAAGACAAACCGGACTGCAAAGATTGCTATTGCTATTGATCAGTCTGGATCGGTTAGTGATGCTATGCTTATGACCTTCTTTGCTGAACTTGATAATCTGGCAGAGTTGGCTGAATTTACTGTGATCCCGTTTGATGATGGTGTTGCAGAAGATAAGATTTATGT